AGAAGAATTACATCAAAACCAAACAAATAAATTTGCTGCTTTAGTTCGTGGTTCAAGAGAATTAGGGCAAAGAGGTAGAAAAGCAGACCCAAATAAACCAGCTGCTGAACCAAAAGTAAAAGCAGAAAAACCAACTTCACAAAAATTAAAAATTACAAATCCTAAAGCAGACGAAAAACCAGTTGATACTTCAATATTTAGTGGAGAAAAAGATGCAGAAGATATTGCTGATGAAATGGCTGCAACAAGAGCTGCTAAAGGTAATAAAAGGTTAGGTACTGCTGCTGAAAAATTAGCTCAAGTAACTAAAGAAATGAAAGCTTTAATTCCTGTATATCAAGCTGCTAAAGGTACTGCTAAAGAAGCTGCTATTGTAGCTCAATTAAGAGACTTAACTGCTGAGAAAAAATCATTAGAAGCTAAAGTGTATAAAGCACCAAAAACATTAAGTGCTGCTGATTTGATGGGTGGCGAAGAAGCTTAATCCAACTAAACTAAGTTATGTCTGAAAACCAAAATCCAATTCCTTTAAAGGAAATGATAAAACAAGAGTGGGTCCGCTGTGCGCAGGACCCAGTCTATTTTATGAAGAAATATTACTGGATTCAACACCCACAAAGAGGTAGAATCCAGTTTAATCTTTTTCCATTCCAAGAAAAAGTATTACACCAATTACAAAAGAACGAGTATACAATTATTAATAAATCTCGTCAGTTAGGTATATCAACGTTAGCCTCAGCTTATGCTTTATGGTTAATGTTATTTAACAAAGATAAAAACGTACTGTGTATTGCAACAAAGCAGGAAACTGCTAAAAACATGGTAACTAAAGTACGTTTTGGATATGATAACTTACCTAAATGGTTAAAAACAAGTGATAAACCATCAGAGAATAATAAATTATCACTTAAATTAACTAACGGATCACAAATTAAAGCAGTTGGTGCTACAGCGGATGCTGGTCGTTCAGAAGCCGTTTCTTTTCTTATTATTGATGAGGCCGCTTTTATTGAAGGTATTGATGAGATTTTCGCTTCAGCACAACAAACCTTAGCTACAGGGGGTCAATGTTTGGCCTTATCTACACCTTATGGTACAGGTAACTGGTTTCATAAGTCCTTCACTAAGGCACAATCTAGAGAAAATAAATTTGTTCCATTATCTTTACCTTGGACTGTTCATCCTGAACGAGATCAAACATGGAGAGATGCTCAAGATGAAATCTTAGGACTAAGACACGCAGCACAAGAATGTGATTGTAATTTTAGTACTTCAGGGGATACTGTTATTGAACCAGATTTACTTAACTTTTATGAATCTACTTTTATTTCAGAACCAATGGAAAGAAGAGGAGCAGGAGGAGATTTATGGATTTGGGAATTACCTGATTATTCAAAATCATATATGGTAGTAGCCGACGTTGCTCGTGGAGATGGAACTGACTACTCTGCATTTCATATTTTTGATGTAGCTGAAGCTAGACAAGTAGCTGAATTTAAATCACAAGTTCAAACAAAAGATTACGCTAACATATTATTTTCAATTGCAACTGAATATAATGATGCTTTATTAGTAGTAGAAAATGCTAATATTGGATGGAGTGTAATAGAAAATTTAATAGATAGAGGTTATAGAAATTTATACTATTCCTCTAAAGCCGATACTACAATGGGAGCTAATGAAAATCAATTAGCAAGAATGGAAAACGGTCAAGGTATGATACCAGGTTTTACAACATCAATGAAAACAAGACCACTTTGTGTTTCAAAATTAGTTTCGTATCTACAAGAAAGATCAGTTATTTTCCAATCTCGTAGACTAATGGATGAATTAAGAGTATTCGTTTGGAAGAACGGAAAAGCTCAGTCCCAATCAGGTTATAATGATGACTTGGTAATGGCGTTTTCTATTGGTTTATTCCTAAGAGATACAGCATTACGTTTTAGACAACAGGGTCTAGATTTAACTAGAGCTACTTTAGGTAGTTTTCATGCTACAACTCAACAAGCTCCTGGTATATTTTCTTACAATTCTCAAGTTGATAATCCATATCAAATGAAGGATAGTATGGGGAATACAGAAGACTTAAATTGGCTTCTTAGTTAAAAAACAAATATTTATAATATATAATAGAATTTTATGGTAGATACTTCATTTTTCGGTAGATTACAACGATTATTTTCAACAGACGTCATAATAAGAAACGTTGGAGGTAACCAATTAAAAGTAATGGATACTGATCGTATCCAACAACTTGGTGTAATCCAAACAAACTCACTTTTCGATAGATATAACAAAGTTTATACTACAACTGGTGGTCTAAACTTCAACTTTAATAGCGACTTAACATATCCTACTACTCGTATTCAGTTGTATACTGATTATGAAATGATGGATAGTGATGCTATTATAGCTTCTACTTTAGATGTAATAGCTGATGAAACTTGTTTAAGAAACGATATGGGAGAAGTATTACAAATACGTTCTTCTGATGATACAATCCAAAAAATTCTTTATAATTTATTTTACGATATATTAAATATTGAGTTTAATCTTTGGTCATGGGCTCGTAACATGTGTAAATATGGCGATTTCTATCTCAAACTAGAAATCTCAGAAAAATTTGGTGTTTATAATGTAATACCATTCTCTTCTTACTCTATTATTAGATTAGAAGGTAGAAACCCAGAAAAACCACAAGAAGTAAAATTTAGATACGATCCTACCTTTACATCACAACAATCAGCAACAGGCCCACAAGTAATGTCTTCATATACTCGTAATAATAGTGAAGCTATTATATTCGACAATTATGAAATGGCTCACTTTAGATTATTATCTGATTTTAACTATTTACCTTATGGTAGAAGTTATATTGAACCTGCTCGTAAAATATTTAAACAGTTAACATTATTAGAAGATGCAATGCTTATACATCGTATTGTTAGAGCACCTGAAAAACGTACTTTCTTTATTAATGTTGGTAATATTCCACCTAATGAGGTAGAAAACTATATGCAGAAAACCATCAATAAGATGAAAAAAACTCCATATATGGACCCTAACACAGGTGAGTATAACTTGAAATATAATATGCAAAACATATTAGAAGACTTCTATATACCAGTTAGAGGAGGAGATACTACTACTAAAATTGAAACTACTAAAGGTTTAGATTACGCAGCTATTGATGATGTTGAGTATTTAAAAAACAAATTATTTGCTGCTCTAAAAATTCCAAAAGCGTATTTAGGGTATGAAAGTGATTTAACAGGTAAAGCTACATTAGCTGCAGAAGATATTCGCTTTGCTCGTACAGTAGAAAGAATACAAAAGATATTAATTTCAGAATTAACAAAAATTGCTTTAGTACACTTATATTCACAAGGATATGATGGAGAGGCATTAACTAATTTTGATTTATCATTGACTGTTCCTTCTATTATATACGAACAGGAAAAAATTGCTTTAATGAAAGAAAAATCTGCATTAGCAACAGAATTAATTCAAAACAAAATTGTCCCATCTGATTGGGTTTATGATAATATATTTAACTTTAGTGAAAACGAATATGATGAATATAGAGATCTAATTATAGAAGATGCTAAACGTAAATTTAGAATTGATCAAATTGAAACAGAAGGAAATGATCCATTAAAAACAGGTGAAGCCTATGGTACACCACACGCATTAGCATCATTATATGGTTCAGGTAGATATCCAGGTACTGAAGGTGTGCCAAAAGGATATGATGAAGAGGGTGAAACTTATCCTGATCAAATTTTAGGTAGACCAAAAGAAAAAGCATCAAGTATTAATACTCAAGAAAATCCACTTGGTAAAGATAGATTAGGTAGAGCTGGAATGAAAAATGGAGATGATGAAGCTAAAGGGTTTAAAACTGCATATAAAGGCGGATCTCCATTAGCATTAGAAAATGTAGGAACACAAGCTGTTTATCATCAAATCTCAAATAATTTAAAAAATATGTTCCCAAAACGTAAAGTAAGTTTATTTGAAGAAAGTGATTTATTAAACGAGGACAACCTTCTAAAAGAAGACAAATAAAATTAATATTTATAATTAGTAGTTAACTATATATTGAATAAATGGCTAATATAAAGCATAACAAATATAAAAACACTGGGATCCTATTTGAATTACTTGTAAGAAAAATTACAGCTGATACAATGTCTAGTCATGATTCTAAAGCTGTTTCTTTGATTAAAAAGTATTTTGTAAATACCGAATTATCTAAAGAAAATAAATTATATCAATCGATATCTAAATCACAAAACATAAGTGAAGTCCAAGCGGATTCAATTCTTTCAACTATTTTAGAAGTAAATAAAACTTTAGATAAAAATAAAATATCAAAAGAAAAATATAATTTAATTAAAGAAATTAAATCCAATTTTGACATTGATGATTTCTTTAAGGCTAAAATTAATAACTACAAATTATTATCTTCCACTTATACATTATTAGAAGCTAGTTTAGTGCCCTCTAAAAATTTAGATGATATTCTTTCTTCTAAAATGAATATTTTAGAAAGTATAGCACAAGCTAATGCTATAAGTGTTCCACAACCCACAGTAAGTGAGTTTGAAACCCTAGATAAAGGAACTCGTGCATTAGTTTACAAAATAATGTTAGAAAAATTTAATGATAGATTTAATACATTATCTGACGATCAGAAAGAAGTATTAAAAGAATACATCAATAATATTTCTAATACTACCAATTTAAAAAAATACGTGGATACTAAATTCACATTATTAAAAGAATCCCTTTTAAAACTTTTACCTAAAATAGAGGACGCTACAATTAAAATTAAAGTGAATGAGACAATAAATCTTATTAACCCTATTTTAGAATCTAAAGTTATAAAAGACGATAATATAGTTGCATTATTACAATATCAAGAATTACACAGTGAATTAACAAAAATTCATAATGCAAAACAATAAATTAAAAGAATTAGTAAAAAAACATTTAGCTGAACTTCTTGATGAAGAATCAGCTTCTGTTAATGCTGGTGGATATTTAGGAGTTAAAGCCTTTAAACTACAAAAAGAAAACACTAATAAAGCTTTTACTCGTAATCCTGCTCGTCCTAAAACTGCAAAAGATACTAATTCACCTACTGGATTTGAATCAATGCCTGATTCAGGTAAAGTTTATATTAAAGGTGGATTTAAAGCAATTAAACCTGAAGAAAGAATTAATTCTAAAGATTTATGGAAAGGACAACATCTAGAAGAAAGAATAGCTGTTTTAACTCCTAATGCATTCAAAAAACCTAACAAACAACATGAAACCTCTAAACCAGGACATGAAGATTTACCAAACCCAGATAAATACTTTAAATTAGTGAAATTTAAAATTGTTGATCCCGAAAAAAAGAAAAATAAAGAAGAACAACTTAATGAAGTTAGTTATTCTAAATTTAAGACTCAATCTAAAATTAGAACACCACAACAACAATTACATGAAGGTATTAAACAAATTCAACATAAATTAGATGAAATTAATAAATTAGTTGAGTTTGCTACTAGAATGAAAACCGAATTAAAAGGTGATGCTGATCAAATGAATTACTTAAAACGTACTCATAATGCATTATTTAAAATAAACGAAAGAATACAAGATATTAATAATAAAATAAAAGGTTTAACTGAATAATGGCAGCAAAAGTAAAAGCAGCTTCATCTACTGTTAAAGTAGAAACACCAAAAGTTTCTAGACCTGGTGTTCATGCTAAATGTAAAACATCCAAATTAAAAAGTTCTAAGAATTATAAAAAACTATACAGAGGACAAGGTAAATAAAAATATTTATACACATGACAGTTCAAAATTTATATACTCAATATTTAGATGGTAAAGTTACCAAAGCTAAATTTCTTTACGAAGTACGTAGAGACCAAAACCTTAATATGATCTCACATCATAATAACTTTGATGATACCATTAAAATCTTAAAAAACAAAAACATTATTTCAGAAAAAGCTTCTAAAGAATCAACTGGAAAACAAGATGTAGAGATTATAGCTAAAACTATTGATATGGTTAACCCATATGAATATGCTAGAGGTATGGATTATGAACTAGATATTATAGATGTACCTGCAACTTCAGGAGATTTACATACAGATAATGTACTTAGAGCACAGAAAAAAGTATTAGCTAATTTAACTAAAAATCCTCAATACTATTTTGAAAAATTGTATGGTCAAGTTAAATTCGATGGTGATGAAACTGTTGAAATTAACAAAAAATCAATGGATGCTATTGGTAAAGGTAAAAAAGATATTATTAGAGAAGGTATTCACGACAGAGATATACTATCAAGACCTCTTTCAAACCCAGCTACTGAACCACTAGAACGATCTCCTGAAGAATTAAGTAAAGATGCAGATGGTAGATCAGAAAATATATTACGAATGAAATATTATAACCAAATTAAAGACCCTAACATTTCAGACGATGAATTAAGATATTTACTAGGTGGTAAAGGAATAAAAGGTTTTGGAGGTACACCAAATGCAATTGAAAAGATAATAAAAGGTAGAAATTTAACTAATGAAGGATTAGAAGGAGATTCTATTACAAAAGAAGATATAGTAGACGAACTTTCCAATAAAGGATACTCTGATTCTGAAATTGAACAATACTTAAATTCATTAGAATTTACAGGAGATACATTTGAAACTTTAGAAGACTATGTTGAAGATTTTTTAAACTATGTACAGGATAAATCATTAGAAGAGCATGGAGATAAATATGATAAAGTGGCTGATGTAAATCCTCTTACTCAAGATAAATTAAACGAAAGTTATAATCCATTCCCAATAAGCGAAGAGCAAGAAGCAGTATTACAAAGATATGCTGAAGCCACAGGTATATCTGTTGATAATCTTAAAAACATGGTTGCTGAAGCTAAAGCTAAAAAAAAAGCTAAAAAAGACTATGACCAAGATGGTAAAATAGAATCATCTGAAGAAGAATATAAAGGCTCTCGTGATAAAGCTATAAAACAAGCTACTAACGAAGATATTGATTTAGGTCATCAAGATAACGAACCACATATGGTTAAAGCTGATCTATACCAAATAGCTAAACAAGCTGTTGAATTATATAAAATAATTGATTCTGTAGATAATATGGGAGAAATTGATTTTCCTCACTGGTGGCAAGCAAAAATTGTTTTAGCTAAAAATTATTTACAAGGATCAAAAGATTATTTAGATAGTGCTTTAGCAATAGGTAATGAAGAAGGAGAAGATGAAGAAATAGAAGAAACTACTACAGCTAAAACTACAGATCCTAGTCATAACGCTGGTGTTCTTAAACAAATATCTAAAATATCCAACTCTACAGCTAAAGCTGAATTAACTAAAGCTTTTAATTCTGGTGAAACAATAGATATATAATATGAGTAAATCATTATTAATAGAATACGCTTTATTTACACCTAAATCTGCAGTACTAACTGAAGGGAGAGGTGATAGAAACTTAGTAGTTCAAGGTGTTATTCAAAGAGCAGATGCTAAAAATCAAAACGGTAGAATTTATCCAAAAGAAATTTTAGCTCGTGAGGTTGAAAAATATATTGATGGTCCTGTTTCTGAAAATAGAGCATTAGGTGAATTAGATCACCCTGAATCAATGGTAATCAATTTAAAAAATGTATCTCATAACATTAAACAATTATGGTGGGATGGAGACGATTTAATGGGTAAAGTAGAAGTACTACCAACACCTTCAGGCAATATCTTAAAAGAATTATTTTTAAACAAAATTACTGTAGGTATTTCTTCTCGTGGTATGGGTTCAGTTCAACCTTTAGGAGAAGGTACAGTTGAAGTACAAGACGATTTCGAACTATTATGTTGGGATTTTGTTTCTAC